AAAGGCCAAGTACAGAGTGCTCTAGCTGGAGTTTATACTTCGGTAATGGCAATCGCTCAGGAACTAGCAAATGAAAAGGCTGCTCGTAATCCTGCAAGATATGATGGTACAATTGAAGAAGTGGATATTACTAGAGCAATGAACCTTATTTTTCATAGCGATTGGAAAAAGAAATTAAAACAACAAGCATTAGGCCAGATGGTATACAAATCAATGGAACGTGCTGGTAAACAGGATAATGTAGTGGCGAAGAAAAATCAAAGAGCAATGGGTCGTATGTTAGGAGACAAAGACTTTAATCTTAATATTGATAAATCAAGCACAAGATTTAGTGACGAACGTCAAGGAACAGGACCTGGATCAAATCAATAATTAAACAATGACTGAAAGAGAACTTATAGAAGACATTAATAATGAGATCACCTTTTCTGGTGCACTTCCTTATTCTCTTCCGGAAAAAGAGATTAAACGTATTATCTTAAATGATTCAAGATATTTTTGGGATAACTGGAGACATGCAGTAGAAAGTAGATATATGTTACTTACTCCTGAAATCTTTAATAATCCTACCTTTAAGAAATTAAGACAGCTTCAATTACCAGATTGCGTACAGTTCGTAGTTGATTTTAAAGAAGCAAAAGGAGGATCTATTTTTGCTACAATTGACCGAGATTTTGCCGAACAAAAATTTATTGGTTCTGAGATCTATTTGACTCCATTCATTGGAGAAAGTATTATGTATAGAACAGTTATCTTTTCATTCCTTGATTTAACTAAGAGTATGATGATTGACTCTATTGCATACGACTACAATAAAAATACTAAAATGCTTGGAGTAATAGGTAGAACTCCAGCAACAAATGCAGTTATTCGAATCTATAAAAAACTTGAACAGGACAAATTGTTTGAAGACGAAGTTTTTCAACGCTATGTTCGTGCTCATGCTAAAGTTCGTTTAGCACACATGTTACAAACTTTTAACTATACTCTACCTGGAGACGTTACTGTAAATTATCAAAATATCACGACTACTGCTGAAAAGGAGATGGAAGATGTTAAATTGATGATGAAAGGCGAAAACACTCCAGACTGGATGTACTTATACCATCAATAATTAATATGGCACAACTTAGAGATTTTTATCTTAGACCTGAAACAGATCCTGCATTTCGACCAGAACAGTTAGAAGTGTATGATGAACTTGAATCGTGTCTACAACAAATTAAGATGACTCTTTTTACTCAAAAGGGAGAAGTACTTGGCGAACCTGAATTTGGTTTAGAAGTAGAGAAATACTTATTTGAATTTACAATTGATCCTTTTGCTCTTACTAAAGAAGCAGGTGGTCAAATCACTAAATATGTTGGTGAAGCTCGCAAAAGAAATATTGGAGTTAGACCTGCATCATATAAAGATGATAGAGCTGGAAGAGACATTTTTGTACTCTTAATTGATATTCCAGAACTAAAGAATCCTCTTTCTATTTTCTACGATTAATCTATTGGGCCGAAACCACGTTCGCGGCATTTCATTCGTTCTGTCTCTACAAAAGAGATAAACTTCCATGTATTTTTACATGTTTTCTTAAGATAGGAAATAAATCTTTTCATGTTTTTATAATTGACCTGTTCCTTTTACTTCGCCACCTTCAGTAGTTTCTGATCCACCTTCTGCTGGCGTCTCTGCTGCTGTTGCGGCTGGTGCTCCTCCGCCTCCGCCTGCTGGTGCAGCTCCTCCAGCGGCAGCAGCTGCTGCCTCATCTGCTTCATCTTCTTTAGAATCAAGCCACTGTTGATTTGATTCAATCTCCTCTTCAGTCATTTTAAGTTCAGTTCTAATTAAGTATTCAGTTGCAAAGAACGGAGTTCCGTCATCATTTACGATACCTTTTTTAGCCGTAAATGCAGCAATACGCTTAGCTTCGATCTCGTTCTTCTTCATCTCTTCGAAGACGTTATCATTATTGTAGATAAGACCGATTGCATTATTGAATTTGTGATCGTCACCTAGTTCAGGAAAATCTAAACACATTTGTAAATACCATGGTTTAACTATAAGTTCAGAAAAAGCAGAACGTAATCTTTTAATAAATTTCTGATAACGAACTTCCTCTCTAGTAATACCTTCAGCATTAAGAGTAAATGCACCCATACCACTTTGACCTTCCCAACGTGAATATGGAATCTTTGAATCCATTTTTAGTTTTTTATAGAAGTAGTTTAAGAGTTCAGAACCAGAAAGATTTGGTCCAGGATATTGTAATGGCTCAATTTTTACCTGTTGTTGCTGATCATTTACTGGCAACACATAGTTCTTATAGAACATCATGTTCGGTTTACCATCTACTTGTAATTCTCCAGAATCTCCATTAAAGTAAATATCTTCTTTTAAGAGATTCATAAATTCACGAACGTCCTCTTGACTCTTTTGTAAACTTTTTGATCCGACTGGAACAGTTGTTGTCAAACGGATTGGAGCGTTCATTACGTGCCAAATAACTTTACTGTGCTCAATAATTCGAAGTAAGTTAAACGATCTAATCAGACGTTCTACGAAAGAAACGCGTTTTGTTCTAAAGTGGTTGGCATAGGAAATATAGATGATCTGTGAATCGTTTAACATTCTGGTTCCACCAGTCGTTTGATCGTACTGTACCCATTGTAAAAATAATTTACCTTTAGTGTCCTTTTGTAATTGAGGTGCAATACTAGCTGGATCAAGTTCCTTGAAACCAATAATTTCAGTAGGTTTTTCTAAATTATCATATAGTATCTCAAACGCAAGGTGACCTTCTACTAAGAATTGAAATGCATATTGCCATGCTGAAATTCCTTCCGCAAATCCCCAAGCATTGTATATCTTTTGGAAGTTATCTGTATGTTTGCGTACGATTTTTTCTTGGAAATTAAGACGTTCTTCTTTTGTGTTTCCACGATACATCATTTTACCAGTAAGGTCGTTTGCATAGCAGAAACGGTTTTCATCGTCGAATACAATCATGTCATCAACGATTGTCTCTAGGATAAATTCAATTTCTCCATTGGACGCAACGTCTCTTAAACGTTCACGTTTTACTACATAATCCAATTGGAAAAAGGCGATCGCTTTACTTCTTAATTGAGAAGTAGTATCGGCAATTGCCATTGAAAACTTGAGCAGGTCATCACCAGGACCAAGTCGAGTTGATCTGGCCGAAATCTGACTTTCAATAAAACCGATTGCTTGAGAGTTTTTAAGTAGTAAGTCTTCGTATCGAGTACCGAACTTACTTAATCCTGAAAGTTTACCTCCAGTGAATCCGCGTTGTGTATCTAAAAATCCTGCCATATTATATTATTGAATTTGTAATAAACTGTTCAAAAATCTCAACTATACTGAGAGTATTTGGGAAAAGGCCAACCTGAGAAACTCTAGGTCTGACTAACATTCCAAAATTATCCCAATCAATTAATCGAGCTTCTGCAATAGTGTCTATATTATATTTATTTATTGAATAGTTTAAATTTGAAACCCCTATGATCTGACTCAAGATGGTCGTAGTGACAAAGTAGAACTTCTTGTCGAGGAGTCTTCTCTCGGTTAGGTCAATCAGTTCTCCCTCTTTAAAAAGACTTGGCATGCCGTTTTGTGAAGAGAAGGCATAATACGCTTCCATTAATTTGGCACATACTGGAGTCGGGATTACTTTAAGATTAAGAATAAGTGCAGTTTCTTTCCAATTTTCATGGAATAGCGCAAGTCCACAGGGTCTAAGATCTAAATAAGGTTTGCCATCATTAAGGAACGGAACATTCTGCTCATTAAGATTTGGTACTTGGCTGGCTATTTTAAAAGAATAAAACCTGCCTGGAATAAATTGAGCCCTATTTTGAATGATTCCGACATTTTCTGAAACCTGTTCTAGGGTGTACTGCCCATTATTCTTCTCTATGTCTTCGAATCTTTTCAAACTAATAAACTTTAGATATTTTACACCTTATTGAATAAAAAGTTTTCAGTAATAATTCCAAATCGCATTGCGTTCTTGTGAGCATAGACTTGAGCTGCTTTAAATTTTGCAGTATTAATGATGTATGCTTTTGCATGTCGAGCATAGTTTAGTGTCTGCTTTTCAGTCAGGCGCTTTGGAGGCTCAGGGGGTGTAAGATACTTGTTTGGTTTGATTTCTATTAGCCACTTAGTAAGAGTCCCGTCTGGGCTCTTTGTGACCATATAACAGTCGATCCAATACGTACTTTCCTTTTTTAGGATTGGATTATTGTATGGAATACCAACAGGCTCGGCCGCATATTCAACGATCGACTCGTTGTTATCGCAATAAGTCAGGAACTTAAGTTCCCAACTAGAACGATAAATGATTTTAGAAAGATCACCTTTATACTTATGTGGATTTTGAGGAGTAAAATACCCTTGCTTAACCCTACCGTTTTGCGGTTTCAAGAAATCTTGAATGTCCCTTTGTTTCTTCATAGCTGGACGGGATTAGATTACTCTAAGTTGTCTGCGATAAACGAATCAGCTTCGTCTGGGCCAAGTTTGCCCATTTCAACCAATTTAACAACTAACGCTGCAAGTGCAAGTTTTTCAGGAACTGACTCTTCAGACATTTCAAGTTCATTCTTTTCGAATGCTTCAGTAAGATCGTTGAATGATGCTTCAGCTGCTGCTTCTACTTCTTCTTCTGAACCCACTAACTCAACTAGTGCATCTAGGATGCTGTCGTCAATATTTAATTCTTCAGATGGCTCTGCTCCCATTTTATATGAAGCTGGAGAGCTACTGTATTCCAAAAGAGACATGATTTTATTGTTCATTATTGCTCAATATTTTTATTATTTATTAAACAAGTAATAAGTCGAAGGCTGAATCGGAAAAGTATTTGTCCAGAGTCTCATTAAATTCATTAAAAGTAAGAGCTGGCTGTTGATTTAGCATAAATCTAAAGAGATCATTAACGTCTTTGATCTTAGTATTGATCTCTTTAGTTAAAGCTGGGTAAGTTTTTCTTAAATCAGTAATTAGTAAATTCCATAAG